GCTGCTTCTGATGCTGCTGCTGTAACTGCTGCTAAGATTTCTAACTGGGATACTGCATATGGTTGGGGCAATCATGCATCTGCTGGTTATCTAACATCTTATACAGAAACTGATCCTGTATTTGCTGCTTCTGATGCTGCTGCCGTAACTGCTGCTAAGATTTCTAACTGGGATACTGCATATGGTTGGGGCAATCATGCATCTGCTGGTTATCTAACATCTTATACAGAGACACAAACACTAGACAATGTTCTTGCTCTGGGTGCAACAACTACCAGAGATATTACAACCACTGGTAAGGTTTACTTCTCCAACAACTTTACCACGACTGGAGACCTTCCAAACGCAACTACCTATCATGGTATGTTTGCTCATGTCCATGCTGAAGGTCATGGATATTTTGCACATGCAGGTGCATGGACACAGTTACTAGACACTGGATCAAATATTAGCGAACTTGCTGATGTTTCTAATAATTCTCCTAGCACTAATGATGTACTAACTTGGAATGGTTCTACTTGGATACCAGCTGCAGCACAAGGTGGCAGCGGAGGAGGTGCTACCTTAGGCAGCAGACAAATTTTCAGTGGTTCTACCAGCAATTCTCATGCAAATAATGCATCACAAAACTTAACTATCGCTGCATATAAAGGATATGTATTATATAAAGTAAAGGTATCTCAACCAGCTTGGGTGACTTTATATGTCAGTTCTGCCACTAGAATATCCGATATAAGTAGATTGATCACTGAAGATCCATCTCCTGGTAGTGGAATACTTGCAGAAGCAATTACGCAATCATCTTCTGAAACTGTATTGTTTACCCCAGCATTGATTGGATATAATGATGATTCAACACCAACTACAAACATATATTTGAAAGTTGTAAACAAAAGTGGGTTCACACAAAGTATCAATGTAGAGATAACGGTAACACAACTAGAGGTATAAAATGGCAAAGGTACTATTAGATGTGATTCTTGTAGAAGGAACTGATAAGCAAGAATTCGTAGATAGCTTTAACGCCGATACTGAAGCAGACTGGTGGAACATGCTAGGTAGCATGCCAACTCTACTTGTCATGAATGTTGAGGAAGATTACATAGAAACCTTTCGTTCGCATTCTTCAGTTGTTCAGGCAACAGAAATTCCAGAATCATTCGAAGCTTCTACTCCACCATCAGTAGAAGAGATGTCAAAGTGGTTTACTACCAGCACATCTTATCTACACAGACACCCTTCTGGCAAAGGGGAAGATAATGCCCCCGCACAATTCATTTATGATACCAACCAAATTACACCATTACTTAATAATAGTGCTTTTACTGTAGGTAGATCTGACGACCAGTATTCTACAAAAGGGGAATATACATATAAATCTAGATGGACGGGAAAACATGTTGATATCGTTACTTTAGAAGCTGGTAGTGATGGAGATTGGACAAGTAACCAAGGTTTGCATGACATTCATCCAGACTGGCAGAAATTACCTTCCGAAGATGATTCTCATGCAAGAACAAGTGCTTACTGGTATCAGTGTACAAACCACTCCGGTATGAAAGGAACTATCACAGTTAATCCTGCTGATGGAACTAGATATTCATATACCTTAACTGTTACTGCTAATGGTTTTAGTTCTTATAGTATTAGTGGTTCTGATAGAAATGGAACGGTTAATGGAAATAATCCTGGGTTAGTATTCCAGGAGGGAGATTGGGTAACATTTAGTGTATCTGCTCCTGGTCACCCATTTGAAATTCGTCTTTCTGATGGCGGGAGTGCCGTGAGTGATGGCAGTGTTACAAATAATGGTTTTTCGGGTGGTGATATAATTTGGAAATTAAGAACATCATCTAGATTCACCCCAATGAACTGGCCAGATCTAGAATCTGATGCTAATAATCAAATAACAGCTCAAGATGCTCAAACTGGTGGTAATAGTGGATTGACATCTCATGCTATGGGGGTATTAAGTGTTTCTGGTGGTACTATTTGTGGATTTGCAAAAAAAGCAAATCTTTATGCAATGTACCTGGTTACTGGTGACAGTCCAACAGAGTGTATTCAGGCGTTGATTGATTGGCATAATGCCAAACCAATTAATCCAGAAACTGGAGAGAAAAATCCCACTATCATGATCGCAGAATATCAATATTTGAATGATAGAAGAACTGCAATTCCTGTTGATAGTGTATCCAAAATTAATAAGGCAGATGGAACAGTAGTAAATAGACCAGGTGCTAGCTGGGGATCTGATTATTCAGAATTTGTAAGAGAAAATATTATACCTTTCAGAGTATATAACCCATCACTTGCAAATTATACATGGTCGGTTGTAATGCCATCACAATTCGAATATACCAGTTTAAAAACTGCATTAGAAAATGCTTGGAATAATGGAGTTGTTTGCATCAATGCAGCTGGTAATAATGGAGGAACTTATAATAAAAATAGTAGTAAGTATGCTACAAGTTTAGATGTTGATGCTGGTCCAGATTACGACGTTATCAATGTTCAATATAATCAAAATAATGTTGCTACTACTAATAACACAACAAGATGGTATCCATTTGTGCCATATGGACCAGCTGGCGTAGACAATAATATTGATGTTGCTGCTGGTTATAATTCCGAAGAATATCCTGGTTTAGATGGATATTCAACTCGTGGTCCTGGTATTGATATTGTAGGTCTTGGTGCAAATACTTGGTCTTCCTATCCCACTACTACATATGGTGGTACATATAAATGGGGAATGTTCTCTGGTACAAGTTGTGCTACACCAACTGTAGTGGGAAAAGCAGCATGTATTATGGAAGAATACTTCTGGTATAACGGTACTTGGCCAACACCAGATCAAACGAAAGAAATTTTACTAGCAAAAGCAAAAAATAAGTGCAGAGGCATGTCATCGGGTGGTTCTGGATTTAATTGGTCAAATGTGCCAAGTGCAGATGGAACATCGATATCCAATACAATTTCGAGTTTAAACTTAAGAATTTATGATGGTTATGGTGGTAATGGTTCATATACATATACTGAAATGACAGGTACTACCTCCTTAAGAGCATACTTTGATCCACAAGATCATGATAGTCACCCATTTTTACATAAAATAAAACATCATGGCAAAAGACCATCTTCGGGCATGACATATCCAAGAGTAAATAACAGTGTTGGTCGCCATAGAATGAATCTACCAGATATGACATAAATAAATAAAAAACTTTTGTGTAATGGCAGCAATAATCACAGACCAAATTAGAATTTTAAATGCAAAGAATTTTGTCAATGAAGTAAAGTCTTCTGATAATTCTTACTACTCATTTATTGGTCTCCCTAATGCAACAGAATATCAATCAGATTGGAATGTAACACCACCTTCACCAAAAGATAATTTTGATGAAGAGAATAATTATTGGGATACAATGATTGCTTTGAAGAAAATAAATTCTTCAGATGTGAGGAGAGTTGTTGTAAGAAGACCTTGGAGTTCTGGAACAACTTATGACATGTATAGGCACGATTATAGCAGATCAAACACTGCTAGAATTTCTGGTTCTACAAACTTATATAATTCATCATATTATGTAATGAATAGTGAATATAAAGTTTATATATGTCTACAAAATGGTACAGATCCAGATACTCCTAATGGAAAACCATCTCTGGATGAACCAACATTTACTGACCTAGAACCAAGAGCAGCAGGAAGCAGTGGGGATGGATATATATGGAAATATCTATACACTATTAAACCAAGTGATATTGTTAAATTTGAATCAACAGATTTCATACCTGTACCAGATGATTGGGAAACGAACCCAGATAATGACTCTGTAAGAAATAATGCAGTAAATGGTTCAATTAAAACTGCAATCATACTAAATCGTGGAGAAAATATAGGACCAATTGGTGGAACAGAATTTACAAGAGTTCCAATTAGAGGTGATGGAAGTGGAGCTGAGTGTACAATTATAACAAACAATGATAGAAGAGTAGAATCTATAACGATTTCAAATCAAGGTAGTAATTATACATATGGATCAGTTGACTTAAGTGCTGGTTCTGTTCCTGAAGGGGATGTTCAACCAGTATTTGATGTTATAATGTCCCCACAGGGAGGACATGGTGCAGATATATATCGAGAGTTAGGTGCATATAATGTTCTTTTATATACTAGGATAGAAAATGACCAATCAAATCCAGATTTTATATCTGGAAACCAAGTTGCAAGAGTTGGCATTGTAGAAAATCCACGGCAAACAGACAATTCTATTTTGTCCTTAGATAAAGCTAGTGCAGTATATGCACTAAAATTGACTGGAGTTGGGGTAGATTCCGCAACATTTGATCCCGATGCAACAATAACACAGAATGTGGGAACTGGTGTGACTGCAGTTGGTAGAGTTATTAGTTATGATCAAATTACAGGTGTTTTAAAATATTGGCAAGATAGAACTCCACATGGATTTGATGTATCTGGTAATGCTGTTACAAATCCACAATATGGATTTGAATTGATTGAATTTACTAACTTGCCAGAATCTGGTGGAAGTTTAACAATTGTCCCATCTTCTGGACAAGATTTAGAAATAGACACCAATTTCTCAGGTATTTCTACCACAATAAATAATAGAACTTACTATCTTGGTCAAGAATTTGTAGATGGTCTGTCATCACCAGAAGTTAAAAAACAATCTGGAAACATCATTTATGTAGATAATAGACCTTCTATTACTAGATCAAAAAATCAAAAAGAAGATATAAAAGTCATCTTGCAATTCTAAAGAATTATGCCACAGCAAACTAATCTCAACGTAGAACCATATTTTGATGATTTTGAATCAACCAATGATTATCATCGAGTTCTATTCAAACCAGGATACCCCGTTCAGGCAAGAGAGTTAACAACTCTGCAATCAATATTGCAAGATCAGGTTGAAAAGTTTGGTCAACATTTTTTTAAAGAGGGATCCAAAGTAATCCCAGGAAATACTGGATACTCCCAGTTATATTATTGTGTTCAGTTAAATGCAACACACTTAGGAGTTCCAGTTTCTTCATATATGGATCAGCTTATAGGATCAAAAATAACTGGTCAAACTTCTGGAGTTTCTGCATATGTTGATTTTGTCCTACCCGCCGAGCAATCAGAAAGAGAAAATATAACACTGTATATTAACTATATCAGTTCAAGTACTGAGAATAATAGTACTCAGACATTTTTAGATGGAGAAGAACTTGTTTCTAACCAACTAATTACATCTACACTATTCGGAAATCCATTTATCCAAGAAGGGACGCCATTTGCAACAACATTTGCAGAAGATTCAACTGCAACTGGTTCTGTTTTCCAGATAGAAAGTGGAGTTTACTTCATAAGAGGAAATTTTGTAGAAGTTGATAGAGAATATTTAATATTAGATCAATATACAGATAGACCAAATTATAGAGTTGGTCTATTCATTAATGAAGAAGTTATAACTGCAGATATAGATGACTCCCTGAACGACAATTCTCAAGGATTTAATAATTATTCGGCTCCAGGAGCAGATAGATTAAGAATTACTGCCAGTTTGTTTAAGAAACCTTTAAATGATTTTGATGATACAAATTTCATTGAACTTGCTGTAATAGAAGATGGAGTATTAAGAACCAATACAAATACATCAAATTCTAGTATAGAAGTTAGAAATAGTATTTCGGATACTATTGCAAATAGGAGTTATGTAGAATCTGGAAGTTTTTATACTAAACCGTTTGAAGTAACACTAGAGGATTCTTTAGACGATAAAATTGGAAATAGGGGTTTATTTGAATTAGATCAATTTACTCCAAGTGGAGGAACACCCTCAGAAGAATTAGCTGTATACAAAATATCACCAGGATCAGCACTTGTGCGTGGTTATGAAGTAGAAACAACATCACCAGTTATGATTGATGTTCAAAAACCAAGAACTGGTAAGACGTTAACCAATCAACCACTTTCCTTCAACAATGGAAACACCCTAATTCTTAAAAAATTATACAATTCCCCAACTACTGGGATAGGTACTTCATATCATGTAAGTTTAAGAGATACTGCTGTCGGGTCTCCAACAGCTGAAGCAGGGAGTGAGATTGGTATTGCTAGAGTATATGATTTTAATTTAGAATCAAGTTCATATAATACAGATCCAAATCAAAATGAATGGGGCATCTCTTTATATGATATAGATATTTTCGCCCAATTAACTCTTAATATTGCGAAAACATTTTCAACACCAACATTTATGAGAGGTAATAGCAGTGGAGCAACAGCATTTTTAGTTGAAGATATTACCAATTCTAATATTGCCAAAGTATATGGGATAAGTGGGACATTCTTAGTTGATGAGAGTCTGAGTATTGATGGTATTGAGAGTGGTATAACTATATCTTCGATTCAAACTTATAAAATGTCTGATGTCAAATCCATCTTATCAAAAGATGGTGGGACGGTAGATTTTAGTGCCGATGTAGATAGAATAAATCAGTCAATTGATGATTCTTTATTTGCTGTAGTACCAAAGAAAAATATTTCATCTTTAAATTTAGATAATTCATCCATTACAATTAGAAAAACATATACTGTAGATATTGTTAATAATAAAATAACAACTAATACAAGACCTTCTGCTGGAAGTGGAGAAGTATTTTTAGAGTTCAAACCAGATAGATATACATTAATTAGATCGGACGGAAGCATAGAAGAATTAGATTTTAGTAATTTTAAATTATCAATAGATTCGAAATTTATTGAAATAGAAAATCTAGGATTGGATGATAGTGGAGCAAAATTAATTGCCACAATAGAAAAATCATCTCCAAGTTCAAAAACAAAAGTACTCAGCAAAGTAGATTCAATTATCATTGATAAATCTAAATTGCAACAGTCAGGAATTGGAGCAACAACTTTAAATGACGGTTTAACGAGTGGAGATTATCCATTTGGAACTAGAGTTCAGGATGAAGTTATATCTGTAAACAAACCAGACATTATTAAGATTCATGGAGTTTTTGAATCTGCAAATATTACTGACCCATCCAGTCCAGTATTATCCCTTTCTTCTTTGAATACGCCATCGTTAACAACTAGTGACTTGATTATTGGAGAAAGGGTTGTTGGGCAATTAAGTGGATCTGTAGCGATAGTAGCAGAGAAAATTAGCACCAATTCTTCTTCGATATCAGTTCTATATAAAAATGAAAATAGATTTACTGTCGGAGAAATTCTGGATTTTGAAGAATCTGGTTACTCTGCGAATTTAAATTCTATAACTTCACCAAGTTTTGATGTATCAACTAATTACACATATTCAACAGGTCAGGAAAAGACATTTTACAATTATGCATCTATAAAGAGAAAAACGGATGTTGAGGAACCAACTAGAAAGTTAAGAATTTATTTTTCTAGTGCATCCTATGATTCTGCAGACACTGGAGATGTAACAACTGTTAATTCATATCAAAGCTTTGACTATTCAAAAGAAATTCAATCAATTTCGGGTATAAGAAATACTGATATTATTGACACTAGACCAAGAGTATCTGAGTATGTACATACACCGTCTACAGATCGTTCACCATTAGAATTTTATGGTAGAAACTTTTCTGTAGGTGGAAATGCTTCTAAGAATATTCTAGCACCAAATGAAAAAATCTCGGTAGATCTATCATATTATCGAGGAAGAATTGATAGTATCTTCTTAACAAAATCAGGAAAACTTCAAGTTAAGTATGGAGTAGAGTCCGATTTCCCAGAAAGACCAGATCAGGTTGATGGCACTCTAGAAATAGCAACAGTTAATATACCACCATATCTATATGATACTAGAGATGCAGTAATTAATGCATCTGATCATAAGAGATATACCATGAGTGATATAAAGCACTTAGAGGATAGGATTAGTAATTTAGAAAAATTCACAACTTTATCAATATTAGAGTCATCGACAGAAAATTTATTCATTGAGGATGTAAATAACTCCAATAGATTTAAATCTGGATTCTTTGTTGATGACTTCACATCATTTAAGTCTCAGGATGATTCGGTCCCAATTAATAATAGTATTGATGAGACCACAAATGAATTGAGACCAAAGCACTATACAACTTCACTTGGATTTATGCCAGGACCGGTGTCTGGTGTTACTCCTGGAGAGGATCTTGCATATTCTACGATAGAAGGCATAAATGTAAGAAAAGAAAATAATATAATAACTCTAGATTATTCTGAGATTGAATGGTTATCACAATCATTCGCAACTAGGACTGAAAGTGTATCTCCTTTCGTGGTCAGTTTTTGGCAAGGAACAATTGATCTTAGTCCCAGTTCAAGTTATTGGGTTGATGTTAGAAGAGGTCATAATTCTGATCATCAAGAAGGTTTTGAACCAAATGTTTGGAACTCTTGGCAAAAAAATTGGATAGGAATGAATCCAAATTTTGATTCAGATACATATTCACAAAAATATAATATAAGCACTTCATTATCGCAAGAAGAGGATAAAGAATCTGTAGGTATTAATAATCATATTAATATTCTAAAGACAAAGGGAAGTGTTGGAACTGGAGTTCAAAATAAAATTGTTGATAAAGTCAATTTGAGTACAAAGTCAACAAATATTCACTTTGAGTCTAAAAATATCAAACCAAATACAAGAATGTATGCATTCTTTGATGGAAAAGATGTAAGTAATTATTGTGTTCCAAAGATGTTGGAAATAACAATGATTGATGGAATATTTGAAGTTGGAGAAACTGTAGATGGATTGATGATTTCCAATGATTTGGACCAGAAGACAAGTGAATCCGCACATATTTCATTTAGAGTTGCACAAGCAAACCATAAAGAAGGTCCATATAATTCTCCAACAAAAATATACAGAGAAGACCAATATACAGGTATACAAATACCGGAAATATATTCATCCACATCTATAACCTTAAATGTAGACACCTTATCACTTTCTAATGATTGTGAGATTGATTATCATGGATGGATAGAAGTCGGTATGGTTCTTTGTGGAAGAGAAAGTGGAGCTCAAGCAACAGTTACTAATAATAGATTAGTATCTGATTATGCATCATGCTTATCTGGAAGTTTGTATATTCCAGATTCTATGAGATCCTCAAATCCTAGATTTGAATCTGGTGAGAAAGTTTTTACTTTAACCAGTGACCCAGATAATGACGAAAATCTTTCAACATCTATTGCTGAGAGTTCATACATGTCTTCGGGTATTATTGAAACGGTTCATAATGACATAGTTTCAATTAGAACACCAATGTCTCAAGCAAGACATGAGATTAAAGAAGCATCTGTAAGAGACACCATTGATACAGAAATAGTATCTGGTTCTTCTTCACAAACATCATTAGAGAATATAACAGCATGGTATGACCCATTTGCACAAGAATTTACGGTTGAAGATGATCATGGAATATTTGTAACAAGATGTGATGTATATTTTAGATCAAAAGATGTTAGTGGAATTCCAATTGAAATCCAAATAAGACCAATGAAGAACGGAGTTCCATCAAATAAAATAATTCCAGGATCTAGTGTAGTTTTAGATCCTGAAGAGATTCAAACATCTTCAGATGGATCTGCAGCAACATCTTTTAACTTCAAATCTCCAGTGTATTTGGAAGGAGAAAATACAGAATATGCAATTTGCTTGAAGTCAAATTCAACGAGATATGAAGTTTACGTTTCTATGATTGGAGAGCTTGATATACTTTCTGATTCATATATCTCAAATCTTTCTTATCTTGGTCCATTATTCAAATCGCAAAATACATCCAATTGGGAACCAAGTACAAATGAGAACCTAAAATTCTCTTTATATAGAGCGGACTTCTTAGATTCTGGGTCTGTTGAGTTCTATAATCCAGAATTGAAAGTTACAAAATTAATGCCAGATTCACTATCATTTAGTTCTAAAAAACTAAGTGTAGGATTATCAACACATATTGGTGGTTCGACAGTAATGGATAGTTATGCATTAGATCCTGGCAGAAAATACAAGCAAGAGAATACAAATGCACACGCAACTTTGATTAGTAAAGCAGCAGAAGCAACTGGATCATTAACAGTTACCTCTGCAGGTTCTGGATATGGTAATGCAGCATCACTTACTGATGTAGATTTGACAGCAATTACTGGTAATGGTAGAGATGCAAAGGCAACCATAACTCTCTCATCCGGAGAAGTTAGTGCAGCAACAATTACATCTGGTGGTTATGGATACAATGTTGGTGATGTTGTTGGAATCTCAACAACTGGAACTGGAATTGGAGCAAGACTAACAGTTGCAACTATTGGAAATATTAATCAGTTAATATTTGATAATATACAAGGAGAATTCCTTAAGAATGCTACAACCAACAAGTTGCTATATGTTAAAGATAATGGAACTTCATCAGATGTTTTAGGTGATGATGATAATCCAGTTTACTTAAGCGAAATTAATAGTGAGTATTCTGATGGATTGCATGTAAAAGTCAATCATAAAAATCATGGTATGCATTCGACTAATAATGTTGTTGAGTTATTTGGAGTACAACCAGACTCTAAACCAACTAAGTTGAGTGTAGCATATAGTTCTTCTTCTACAGCATCAATATCTGTTGATGACTCAAGTCAATTTGCAGAATTTGAAAATGCTTCAGTTGGAACAAACAATACCGGATATATCTTAATAGAGGATGAAATCATTGAATACACTAGTGTTAGTGGAAATCAACTTATTGGAATTGCTAGAGGAGTTGAGGATACAATATCAAAAACATATCCAGTAGGAACCCCAGTTTATAAGTATGAGAATAATGGAATAAGTCTTAGAAGAATAAACAGAGCTCATGATTTCTCTGATGTATCTGATAGAGACAAATATCCAATAACATTTGATTCCTACTACATCAAAATCAATACTCAGGTAATATACAATCCAAGTAATGATGATAGAAGTGATGATACTACTTTTGCAAAATTATTTGCGAGAGAAACAAAAACTTCTGGTGGATATGAGATAAAAGCATCACAAAATATACCATTTGAGGTGATAACACCAAATATCCATAACTTAACTGTTGATGGTACAAATTTATCTGGTCAAATAAAAACAACTACTGGGCAGTCACAAAGTGGAAGTGAGGTGCCATTCTTAACTCCTGGATTTGAGGAGATTTCAATTAACAAACCAAATTATTTAAATTCACCTAGAATCATATGCTCAAAGGTCAATGAAGATACAAGAATGACTGCAAGTCCAGGAAGTAAATCTGCCAATCTTAGATTGTTCCTGTCCACAACAAATTCAAAGTTAAGTCCGGTTATTGATTCAGAAAGAGTGAGCATGATATTCACATCAAACAGAATCAATAATATAATAACTGATTATGTTACAGATGATAGAGTTAATAGAATATTTACTGATCCAACTGCGTGTCAGTATATTTCTAAAGAAATGGATATTGAGAGCAAAGCATCTGCCCTTAAGATAATCTTAAATGGAGATTTAAGTAAGGATAATGAAATCCGCGCATTCTATGCTATAAGTGAAAATAAAGGATTTGATCCAGTATTTACCCCATTCCCAGGTAAAGAATCAAAATATGATGGAACATCAGATAAAAAAGTTGAAAAGTCAGCGGGTTATAGGGAGTATGAATTTACTGCTGACAATTTGCCCGACTTTAAGTGCTATAAGATAAAGATTATTATGACTTCAAATAGTCAGGTAGACATTCCAAAGATCCGTGATTTAAAAGTAATTGCACTTGCATAATATGGATAATCCAGATTACAAACGTGACTTGAATACAAATTCAATATCCAACACAAATATCAGCAAATATGAAGAGTATATATCAACAAGAAACTCTAAGATAAAACATGATAAAGAGGTTGATTCTATAAGAGTTGATTTGGACAATATGAAAGACGAAATTAGTGAAATTAAAATGATGTTAAAAAAACTCACTGATGGAATATGATGAACTTATACTTAATGGCAATATGTTAAATTTTGAACAATTAAAAGAAAAGTGTCTTGAGAATCCACCAAGACACCCACAGTTTAAGAACCTAATACCATATATTGAAGATTGTGATGATATTGAGGAGATGAGAAAAATGGCATTATCTTGGTGTTGGTCTGTCTATCACCAAGAAGATGCTAGAAGAGAAATGTATAGCACTATAAAGTATGTGGAAACAGGAATTTGTGATGGTGATGGAGAGTTTTTATGAATAATGATAAATACTATTAATAGGTCTATTTTAAGTAAATGTCACAACCATCAAGTAGGTCTGAGTTGATAAACTACTGCAAAAGGCAGTTAGGCGCTCCAGTATTAGAAATCAATGTTGCCGAAGAGCAACTTGATGATTTAGTAGATGATGCTCTACAGTATTATCATGAGAGGCATTTTGATGGGGTAGTGCAAACCTACCTAAAATATAAAATCACCCAAGATGATATTGACAGAGGTAGGGCAAAAGAAAAGGATGGAAATGTAGGTGTAACTACAACTACCGTTAGTTCGGAGATGCCAGGTATGGGAACTGTAAATTTCTCATACAATGAAACTGGCAACTACTTACAGGTCCCATCATCTGTAATAGGAATAACTAAGATATATCATTTTGATGGTGCAAATACCACCACAAATAATATGTTTAGTTTGAAATATCAGATGTTCCTCAACGATCTCTACTATTGGGGATCAATGGAGATTCTCACATATGCTATGACTAAAACATATTTGGAAGATCTCAATTTCTTACTAACAACTGAAAAACAAATTAGATTTAATCAAAGAATGGATAGGTTGTATATTGATATTGATTGGTCTGCTGTGAAAGAAGGCGAGCATTTAATTATTGATTGCTATCGTCTTCTTGATCCAAATGAATATACTAAAGTATGGAATGATTCTTTTTTAAAGAGATATCTTACAGCACTTGTTAAGAGACAATGGGGACAGAATCTTATCAAATTCCAAGGAGTTAAACTTCCTGGTGGAGTGGAGTTAAATGGAAGAATGATTTATGAAGATGCTCAGAATGAGATAAACTTTATTTTAGAAGAGATGTCAAGTACATACGAATTACCACCACTAGATATGATTGGTTGATATGTTAAATCCATTTTTTACACAAGGAACATCAGGTGAGCAAAGTCTCATTCAAGATCTTATTAATGAACAATTAAGAATGTATGGCATAGAAGTTCATTATATGCCCAGATCATATGTAAGTGAAAATGATATAATAAAAGAAGTAACTAAATCTGCATTTATAAATTCATACCCCATAGAAGCATATATACAAAATTATGAAGGGTACGCAGAAAATCCTGTGCTATTATCTAAATTTGGCATCGAGCAAACTCAAGAAGTTGTTTTTGTAATCTCCCAAGAAAGATGGGAAACTTATATTGAACCACTAATAAGAGATAAACCAGATATCAAATTATCATCTAGACCAAAAGAAGGAGATCTAATATATCTACCTTTAGGTGATAGACTTTATGAGATTAAATATGTAGAGCACGAAAAACCATTTTATCAACTTCAAAAAAATTATGTTTATGAATTAAGATGCGAAATCTTCCGTTATGAGAATGAGATTATTGATACAGATATTCAAGAAATTGATGATAATTTAGTTGGGAATGAAATGGATGGCAGGACATCTGATGGAACTTCTGTAGTCCTTGGTCCAACTCAAACAATTTTGGTTACTGGTGTTGGGGTTACTGCTACTGCTACAGCAACTATTGCTAATGGTGGTATTCAGTTTGTAACAATTACAAATAGAGGTAGTGGATATTCTGACTTCCCATCAGTTGGGTTTTCTTCTGCACCCACTGGAGGAGTGACTGGAATAGCGACAACACGATTAATTGGTGGTATAAATCTGCATGATGCAACTCTTGGAACAAGGACAAGATTAGTTCAAAATGTGGATATTGTGGACACTGGTTCTGGATATGTAGAAGCACCTGGAATAAAGTTCTATGGTGATGGTAGTGGTGCAGAAGCTGTGACTGAAATTGCTGATGGTGTGATAAGAAAGTTTGAAGTAACAAACCCAGGACTGGGTTATATAGATCAACCTACCATCACAATAAGCGGCAATTCGACCGTAGGAGCGTCTGCAACCGCTGTAATTGGTGAAGATGGGCAAATATCCTCAATTAATCTAATTAATGCAGGTATTGGTTATACAGAAGCACCTGTCATTACAATATCCGATCCATATCTAGAATCTCAAGGAAACTTTACCTTCAATGAAAAAGTAACTGGATCTGAGTCTGGTACAACAGCAAGAGTTAGAACTTGGAGTTATACAAATGTACTAGATGTTTCAAATATAACAGGAGAATTTAAGATTGGGGAATTAATTACTGGTGAGGAATCTGGTGCAACTCATAGAATATTGTTTGTTGATAAGTTCCCAACGGATGATGGATTTGCAGATAATTACAATATAGAAGCAGAGTCCGATAATATTATAGATTTCTCTGAGATGAATCCATTTGGAACCCCATAAATACAGTATATAAAACCTCTAGTTATGTTTGAATATTATTACAACGAAATATTAAGAAAAACGATTATTGCCTTTGGCACAATTTTTAATAATATTTCCATCAAGCATTTTGACAAAAATAATGAAATACTTGATGTTGTGAAGGTTCCTCTTGCATATGGACCAACGCAGAAGTTTCTTGCAAGACTTGAGCAATCTCCAGATTTAAATAAATCGACATCACTTACTTTACCAAGGATGTCATTTGAGTTCAATGGACTTAAGTACGATTCTGCCAGAAAAGTAACAACAACCCAGCAATTTGTTGCTATAGATGAGGTTGATGGTATTAAAAAAACTTACATGCCAGTTCCATAT